CAACTACTTGCTGACTACACATCACACGAGTTTACGTTGACCCGACCAAACGAAGCCACGCACCTATTGAACGTGTCGACCGATTTGGAGCCAATGGGAGAGGGTATGTATTGGCCAAATGCGTACTTCAACGGACGCGATGAATCCACTTTCAACTTCCATTCGCTTATTCCGCATTACGCTACGTCAACGCCTGACTTCGTTTACCGAATCCGAGCCTACGACACCTCGACAAACGCGGACTATCCCGCACCGAACTATTCAGGTATGGGTAACTACGGCAAGTGCCTCGACATCGCGTTCGAAAATGAGGATGTGAAACCCGTTCGCGTGCTATTTGGTGACGTTCAACGAACCGAAATCCACAACGGGGTAGATGAACTTGTTATCACGTTCAAGTCGGGCACGTCACGCGCAGCCATTGGCATGGCAATCGAATACAAACCGCTTGATGGTAAGAAGGTTGAAAACGAAATGTACATCAACTGCTTGACAGGAGAGCGTACTTTGCGTATCTTTGACCTCGGTTAGTAAGGTTTAGTTTACGCATAGTGTAAGAAAAGAAGGTCGGCCAAACGAGGTTGACCTTTTTTGTTTATCTTTGCACCGAAGTGAAATGATTTTAGTTTTTGCATTCAGAACGAAAAATGGCCTCCGAAACGTCGGGGGCTTTTTTTTTGTCAAACATACCAATACTTCCCCGTGGACTTATTGACCTCAAAGAACATTCGCATCATTACCGCATCAGCGTAGTCGGGAGATCGATTTAACTTCGATTTGATTTCATCCTTCGAACTCACGGCGCGTTTCTTGTCCTCTTTGGTACGATCACGCACAAGGTCAAGTTCCTTTATTAGTTCGTCACGCTTTGAGTTGTCGTGGATGAATACTTTGTTGTCACGGACCATCGACGCCAGTTTGAAATAGCACTCGGATTTAAGGTTCGAATAATGCACCGAATCCTTTGCGCTCGATCCGTTGTTGAACTCCTTGCACCGGAGCAATCCCGCCACACCAATACCAAGCCCATCAGCGTCAACGATCACGTTGTTTAACCGAACCCCGTTTTCAGTTGCGAGCACTCGAATGATATCAGCGACTTCGTGCGGGTACTTGTGGTTGTATTCGTAGAATCGCATGAGGTGTAACCCCTTCCAAAGACAAATCACCGTCCTATCGTTGCCCATTGCAGCGGGATCGCACGTTATGTAGCCATCACCACTTGCCTCAACGTCCTTTGTGAACATCTGAAGCATTGACTGGGTGTCGAATAGTAGGTCGGGCGAATCGTCGTAGTCCCAGTCACCAAGTGCCAAACGCTTATAGTCACGTTCGCTAAGTGATTTGAGGGTTTCTTCGTACACGTCGCGGTCTTTCATCTTTGTGTTGTCACCCAACAAAGAAGGGATAAACGCTTTGTTGTACGGCAATTCGTTGTTTTTCCAAGGGCTGTAATAATCGTTCTTCAAAAAACCAACGGAAGGGTTGCATGTCATCAAAAGTTTAGGTTTATTGCGGTTTGTAAAATCGTTCGGTTTCTCATTAAAATCACTTTTCGGGTAAACACCGATAAGGTTTTTTCTTAATCGAACGAACGCCGTGTTTACTGCTTTTGCCGTGCAAAGTTGAGCCTCGTCAATGAATGCGTCAGCCCCTTCCAATGAACCTAGATAGTTATAGTTCGGGTCTCTTGGTCTATAATCAAGCGGGTGAAATATGATGTTGCTGCCATTGAAAAAATCAATCACATGGTCTTGCCCGTTGTATGTGTAGTCCCTGCCTTCCTTTAACTTACACAAGTCAAGAACCTCCCAAAAAGTGACCATTGTAGTGAGGCGAAGTTGTTTCAATTCTTCACGGAATATAATACCTGTTGTCTTTGGGTATTTAAGCCTCCGGGCAAGCTGCCAATAACACCCAAGAAAAGATTTGCCACCTCCAGCAGCGCCCCCAAACAACACCATTGTCTGATGGCTTGACCAATGAAGTAGTTGCATCGCCTGCTGTTGCTTTTCGCTCAGTTCTATTTTGATCTTCTCCAAACTTTTATCAATGTTTTTTTATACGCCTTCACAAATATACGGCAGCTAAGTTTTAAGAAAAAAGAACACATGAGTATCAAAGCAAAAATTCAAGAAGTTCTCGACAAATGGAAAGTCCAGTTGAGCGTTGAAGAACCCAAAAAAGTGGAACTCGCAGCCACAGCAAAAGCGGCTGACGGCTCTGAGATCGGTACACCCACAGCGTTTGAAGTTGGCGCCGAGGTGTACGTGATGATCGAAGATGCGCCACAGGCAGTTCCCGATGGAGAAATCGCAATGGAAGATGGCAGCATCGTTGTTGTGAAAGATGGCAAGATCGAATCCATCACACCGAAGGCCGAAGAAATGTCCAGCGACGTTCTTGCAGTCTTTGAAAAATTGGCCGAGCGTGTAAGCGTTTTGGAAGGACAGAATTCAGCGCAAGCCACCGAACTTTCAACAGCCAACGAAAAGATTGCCGAATTGACCACCAAACTTTCAGCAGCCGAAAAGAAAGCGGTTGACGCTGAAAAGAAAGTGGTGGAACTTGGAAAGCAAGCGGCCACTGCATCGGTAAAGGATAAGACCGCTGTTGAACTGAAAAAGGAAAAAGAAAAGCAACCAAAAGATTTCTCACGCATGACCTACGTGGAGCGTGTGTTGAACCAAAACTAACAACAAAAAAGTAACAAAAAGAAATGGCAACTACTACCAATTTAACAACTACATACGCTGGCGAAGTAGCCGGTGAATGGAACCTCAAGGCATTCCTTGCAGGAGAAACTTTGCAGCACATCACCGTAAAGGAGAACGTGCCAGGCAAATTGAAAGTTCGTCGAATCACCGACAACGCAACCACTTTCGCGGACCAAACATGTTCATTCACTCCAACGGGCACCGTTGATTTGGATGAGCGCACGTTGACGCTTGTTGACCTTGCGATGCAACGCGAGTTGTGTAAGGTGACGTTCTACCAAGACTGGGAAGCGTTGGCTGCTCAAAACGGCAACATTGGTTCAGTATCTGAGGCACTTGTCGCTACAATGGCAGGCAACATCGGAGCAATCAACGAAACCATGATTTGGCAAGGTGCTGCGGGCGCAGGTGCTTACGATGGTTTTGAAACATTGTTTACTGCCGATTCAACCGTGCTTGACGTTGCTTCGCCTGCTGCGATCACCGCATCCAATGTTGTGGCCGAAATTGCAAAGACTGTTGCGACACTTCCTGTTCGCGTGCGTCGTGCCTCTGAGAAGCCAAAGTTGTACGTTGCATCCAACGTGGCCGAAGCCTACCGCAATGCTCAGGCAACACTTGGTAACGGCACTTTCTTCCAAGCAGGTGGCCCTGTGTCAATGACTTGGATCGGTCAGTACGATATCGTTGAATGTCCCGGTATGAGCGACAACACAATGGTGTTTGCACAAGCATCTAACTTGTGGTTCGGTACCAACAAAACAAGCGACATGAACAACATTCAGTTGCTCGACATGCAGAACGTGACAGGCGACAAAGTGGTTCGTTACTCTGCTGACTTCTTCGGAGCAGTTCAGTACGGACGTGGTAACGAAATCGCGTTCTACACGGTCTAACCCAACTTTGACAATAACCGAGAAAACGCCATCCGATTGTGGTGGCGTTTTTTCTAAAAACACGAAAATAAAATGGCATGTATTTTAACAGCAGGACGAGAGCTTCCTTGTAAAGAGTACTCAGGTGGCGTCAAAGAAGTATTGTTCATCGGCTCAAATCAGTTCTACGACTTCAAAGGAGCGTTGACTATCGATGGCACCAACGACAACATCACAGCAATTGCAGGATCAGCAGACACGTTTCAGGCGTTTCGCTACGATTTGAAGCCCGGTGCAGGCAACACCTTTATCGAGACCATCGAGGCGAACGAAGAAGGTGGTATTGCCTATTCTCAGGAGTTGAATATCTCTTTGAACGGGTTTTCAAACACTTGGAGAAAAGAGTTGATTTTGCTCGCACGCAATCGCCGCCTTTTGATTGCGGTACGTGACAGCAATGAGAACTTGTGGCTCATGGGCTACGACAACGGAGCTGAAGTAACAGGCGGTTCACACGATCGCGGTGCGGTCCTCAGTGACTTCACAGGATCGAAGTTGACATTCACAGCAATGACAACCAAACCAGCGTATGCTTTCGCAGCATTCACAACGAATCCATTTGACAACTTCGCAGCAGTTGAAGTTAGCCCTTCATACTAATGTGATTTGGTTTATTTTGTTTGAAAAGAGGGTGGGTAATTGCCCACCTTTTTTCTTAAATTTGACACGACATGGTTTATCTCAATTTCGATCAAGCGGATCAAACAGCTTACTTCACACTTGATGAGGGTCGGCAGTACTTTTCTACCACCTTCACGCATTACTTGTGCGTGCTTTGTTTTGGTGATGGAACGGTCCAACAGGCTGAAATCGCACTGGCACAAGTACTCGATGTTGTGAATGAGAACCAACGCGCAACGGAGGTCACAATGACAACCGAAGGACTTACCAATTCGGGAGAATACCAATACTACATATACGGCCAAAATTCATCCACCAACATCAATCCGAATCATTCGTCGGTTGTTGGGCTTGTGGAAAAAGGCACTTTGATTATCCGAAATCCTGATAGCACATTTGCACCAATCGCAGGACAAAACGAATTTATCACACTAGATTAATGAGCGCACAAAATAAAATAGAGGGCCAAGGAAACAAAGCAATGCAGGTCATGCTTGCCCAGTACCAACCCGTGGCAGCAGTTGAGAACTACGACCGCAAGGGATGGCTGTCTTATGGATCGGACAACCTTTACCCGCAGTACTTGAAAAGTCTTGCAAAAACTTCACCCGTTCATGGTGCGCTAATCAAAGGTATTGCCGACATGATAGCGGGCAAATCGATAACCGCCACAAGCGTTATTGACCAAGGCAAGATGAAGGTGTTGAGGGTTGACAGGGTGTGGAGATCAATTTGCAACGACATCGAAATGTACGGAGGGTTCTACATCGAGCGTATCAAAACACTCGACCGCCAAGGCATTGCCCGTATTGAGCACTTGCCTTTTGAAAATTGCCGCTTGTGGGTGGACGATGAGTTCAATATCTGCGGGGTTTACTACTCACGCGACTGGAGCCAAGCCAATAAAAAGATCAACAAACCAAGGCCCATTCCGATCGCAAAAAAGGACAGCGAAAACGCATCCGATGTTGTTATTTCGTTTGCCGACGAAACCACGAGCAGCCTATATCCTGAGCCATCGTATCAGTCTGCCATCAATTACATCGAACTTGATCGCAAGATTTCGCA